ACATCGAGGTGTTTTATAACCGGGAGCGACTGCACTCCAGCAACGACTATATGAGTCCGGCGGACTATGAGTCGATGCTACGAGCAGCTGCTTAAAAAAGTGTCCGGGAAAGTGTTGCCAGATCAGATTGCCATCTCCAGCTTCTCCAGTTTCTTCTCGTACCACTTGGCCTTTTGAAGATCCTGAAGACCGGCCTTGTCCTGATAACGCCAGCGATACTTAAAGCTGTTGCCCCGGAGGTAACCTCGGATCTGATCAACATTTGAGAGGTGATTCACCATTGCCTCGAAGCACTCCATGTTGACTACATCAACGTCACCTTCCAGAAGTGCCCCACGGACATGCACCAACAGTTCATCTGCTGGTCGTTTGTAATGGGTTGGGTTGTTTACGGCGTCCACAGACGGACCTCCTTTGTCTTGAAGTTGAAATCTGAAGCTCGGCAGATACGGGCTACCCGTGCCTGAACCAGTGCCTCCTCTTCGGAGAGACCGGCTTTCTTGAAATGGGAAACGATTGCCTCCCAAGGAGTAGCCACCTCGACACGCTGCCAGCGCATCTCTGTCTCTCCCTTGCGGGGACCAGACTTGAGGGTGTGTTCGTATTGCTCCCAGCCATGAGGGTCATCAAGGATCTTGGCTGCAGTCTCGATACCGATACCCGGACACCCGGAGTATCCATCGGTAATGTCACCGGCCAGTGTCTGGATCAGGTGCCATCGGTCAGCCTCCTCCTCGGAAACCTCAAAGACTCCCAGCTCCTCCTTGTGGCTCAGGTAGTGGAGACCGGGGATGGTCTGTAGGTCTTTGTCTTTGGTGACAATGATCTTGTCCCCCTTCAACTGCTTCCATGTGGACAGGATGCCCAACACGTCATCAGCTTCGAGGGAGGGACGGATGAAGGTTTCGTAGGTTTCCTTCAGGTGATCCTTGAGGATGTTCAGGAGCATGGGCTTACGCTGCCCTGAGCGGTTTTCCTTGTAGGAAGGGAGTACACCTTTGCGCCAGTTAGCAGTATCGGAGAGGGCCACGATGATGCGGTCTGCTCCAATACTGTTCACTAACTCCTCGATACGTCCCTCCAGCTTGGCCTTTGCGGGTTCTTCCCAAGCATGGAGGGTCCAGAGGCCATCACCCCAATGGATGGGTTCTTCGGCCCCTGCAGCAATCTCGTAGGCAAAGATGTCTCCGTCCATCAACGCGATGGTCGGCATCAGTGCTTCCCTCCGTTGATCACATGGAGTTCAGCAGCAGGTGTGGTGATCCTGTGTAGCTCAGTGAGTACGGCAACCATTGCACTGGAGAGACAGGCAGTGGCTTGTAGATCAACTCCTGTAGTCTCTTTCATCGCCAGTGCGAGGGAGACCAGATCGTCTACCCGATCAGAGATAGGATCTTTCGGGGGGATATACATGAATTCATCCACAGGTGGATACCTCTTAACGTGTCACGCGCACTCTCGCGGTCGGTAGTAATCCACGGTCACGAAGTGTCCCGGCAAGTTACTCGCCAGTATTCGGTCCCGCGCCTCATTACCGAACGGGAAAAGGACGCTACCTACATTGTTACTACTAGGGCCGCCAACAAAGTTGATCTTTTTGCCCATAACCCAATAACGAGTTGCTATATTCGCAAGCCATCCGAACCACGGGGCAGACCCGCGCTCCGGTAATAACAAAATGCCTCGCCCGTGTTCAGCCATTCGCTGCGCCCATCGTTCTTTCTGACTGAATGGGGGGTTGCAGAACACGAAACCGAACCACGGACGTTCAAGTCCGTTCTCACCACGTTCAAGCGCCCAATTTGTTTTGGCAATGAAGGTGTCAACACCAGCGCACGGGTCTAGGTCAATTTCTCCTAACTCACGCCACACCCATTCAGGGGTCTGTAATCTGTCATTCTTTTTCAGTTCCACGCTTCAAGCCTCTTACAGTGTGTTCTTAACACCTCGCGCAACCGTGCCCCCGGTCAAAGCCGCCCAACTAACGGGATACAGGGGTTCAATGATCTGGCCTACTTCATGGGCCAAGTCTCGAATCTCTTTCTGTGCGTGACTGTCGGTGCGTTTCTTGAAGAAGTTGGCGAATGCGTACAGGTTGCCAGTCCAGATCCAGTTGACCTGAACACCTTGCGGCAACAGGAACCGGGCCTGTTCGGGACAGACTCCTCGCTCGATGTAGTCCTCATAGACAGCGATCATCTGCTCACACCAGAAGATGTAATCAGACAGCAGCTCATCACTCTCGTGGTGAACACCGCCAGAACCCTGCTTGACTGATCCTTCAGGTGCAGCCCGGAAGTTCTCAGGGATGAACAACTCAGGGGTGGACTTGATGTACCGGCGTGACTCCTCGTTCTCTACCAGCCCCTGCTTGTGTTTGAAGCACTGGGTACGGATAGGGATCGGAGCCTTCATTCGCAAGGTAATGGCTGTGTGCCCGAAGGGGGTCCAATGGTCAGGCTGGTTCTTGATATGACGAACAATCTCCTCCAAGTCCTCGATAGATGAGGAGTAGTAGGCGTTGTCCATCAACTCATCCCAGTCTTTCTTGGTACAGCCACGGGCGAGGAACTCAATCAGTCGAGCGTCCTCTTCCTCGAACTTGATCTTCACCTTGGCGAACGAGACACGGGCGGCGTTGACTACGCTCAGGTCGTTGCCCATGTGGTCCACGTACTCAGCCTTCATTGTCAGCCTCCAGATACTTCACCAGATCCTCGAAGCCACCGATGTGGACGTTGTTGTGTACGATCTGCGGGACAGTCCGAACGCGCCACTCAACGAACAACTCACGGGCTTCGTCAGATTCCAGCACGTCAACTGTCTCGTAGGTCTGGTGCTTGGCTTCCAGCAGTTGCTTGGCGCGAACGCAGTAAGGGCAATCAGGGGTTGAGTAAACTGTAAACATCATTTCTCTCCGTTGGTGTATTCAAGAAGTGCGCGACCAGCGGGAGTTACCCGCCAGTGCTTGCTGTAAACCCCATGACCGGCATGGGTGGTGATAAGGCCGCGACTTGCCAGCTCTGCAACGTGGTGTGCCCTCTCCCTCGCATAGTTGGACTGCAAGGTGAAAGGCTCCATGTAGCAACGCTGGAGTACGGCAAGGGTTTGCTTGTCCATCAGTGGCACTCCGACCAGTTGTTTCCGACTTTGGCTTCCCCATCGAGAGGACACCTCCAGTTGAACTGGCGACCGGCCTCTTGGAAGGACCACACGGCTACCTCCATAACCTCATCCACCAGATCCTCACGAACCTGAAGTTGATACTCATCATGGACATGAGCGACCATCGCCCAGTCTTTCCCGAAGATGTACCCACGGGTGGATAGTTCCAGATACAAGTTGACCGTTGCCTGTTTAACCAACAAGGCACCGGCAGATTGCAGGAGGGTGTTCAGGGCTGCGTGTTCAGATCGGATGTGGAGTCTTCGGCCATCAATTCCACGCAGGTACCCACGCTTCTTGACGGCTGCAGCTACATCCTCTCGGAGTCTCTTCAAGGCTGGGGTCCGGTTCAGGAAGTTCTCTTTGAGTTTCTTCCCTGCCTTCGATCCTTTGCCTATGATCTGACCGATCTTCTCGTCACCTGCCCCATAGAGGAACGCATAGATGAACGTCTTGGCGTTATCTCGGGTAGGCAGTCCAGCAGCTTTCTGGTTCTCAGTGTGTATGTCACCTTCAAGGATAACCTTGCCATACGCTCCACCATCGTACTTAGCCATGTAGTGAGCGAGACACCGCAGCTCAAGGCCGGAAGCGTCAGCTCCTACTTGCTTGTAGCCCTCGTCAACACAGAACAACTCACGGCATTCCTGCCCGTACTCAGCCCGGACACCCGGTACCTGAGCCACGTTGGGTTGACTGTGAGTGCAACGACCAGTCACTGCTCCAATAGTGTTCACTGATCCGTGGATGCGGCCATTACGCTCCAGCTTCAGCCATGCCTGATCGCCCTCGGCAAGTTGCCCTATGCGTTTCTCCACAAGGAATCTCTCGGAGAGCAACTTGGCGGGGCGATTGTCGAGGGTACTCAGGGTGGTCTCATCGACCTTCGGTTGGCCTGACTCGGTGAACTCTTGGGGTTTCCAGTTGAACAGTTTGATGAGCCGATCAGCGATCTGTTGGCGGCTCGAAGGGTTGAACTCCTGCAGCTTCACCTTGCAGAACGGAGCGCCTTCAACGTAACCGAACCTTGAGTTGTCTCTCTTGGGTTTGGTCAGTCCGGCGTTCACATACCAAGGCTGGAAGAGTTGCTTCAGTTCCTCGTCAATCACTGCCCGTCTTGCGGCCAGCTTTGAGTACAGCTCCACGGCTGACTTGACGTTGAACCTGTAGCCGAATCTTTCCTGCAGTCCGATGATGTAGCAGAACCAGTGTTCAAGTTGGACAGCACGTTCAGGAAGTTCCTTGGTGTTGATCTTCTCCCAAAGTTTCTCTGTTACCTCCACGTCCAGCTCACAGTAGTCCTGCATGGGGAGGTTCCACTCAGCCCAAGGGTCCAGCCCCTGAGCCTTCATTTCCTTTGCGTAGTCCCCTTTGTGCAGCTTGAGGCGATGGCCCCATGCTTCCAGACCATGAGAACCACGCAGCTTCCCCGGCATCTTCCCGGAACGGATAAGGCCCATGTCCTTGTCCCCCAGTTCAGGCCAGAGGAGGCGAGAGTACAGGAGGGTGTCATGGATTTTCTCAACAGGTATGTTGAAGTCCGGGTACACCTTCTGGATTGCAGGAAGGTCGAACTTGATGATGTTGTGTCCTACTACTCGGTCGGCCTTCTGCAACTGCAGGAGACCCCATTCAATGTCGCAGTAGTTGGACTGATCGCTGCCCGGAAAAGGGTGACAGCAGGAGTACACTTCGCCTGTCTCAATGATCTTGACTACAAGTGAATGCACTCGGTCGAGCTGGTGTAGCAGCCCGTTGGTTTCAATATCGAATATCGCGGTTCTCATGGTCCTCTCGCTGGAGTAACTATACACAGGTGGATAGATCAGAAGTCAGAAGAACCGTCCCAAGGCGGGGTGTCCTCCTCCTGATCGTTGAAGCCGTAGTCATCCGCTCCGGCTGTCTTCTCGAACAAGCGGCCAGTGGACTGCTCGTACCCGAGAGTGATGGTCTTGCCGGTGGACTGTCCGGTGTATCGGTCTTTCAGAATGCGGAAGGTGGTGGTCTGTCGTTCCTCTTCATCCTCAGCCTGTTGGTTACGCTCAAGGCCGAACATGAAGTAGGACCAGAAGCCGATTGCTCGACTACCCTTGAAGTGCCGGATCATTACCCGGCCACCCTCCTCATGAGGTTTGCCTTCTGGTGTGGAGAGGTGACTGACGAAGTGGATGATGCAGCCCAGCTCGTTTGCCAGACCGGCCATCTCCTTCATCATCTGCTCGATGGATTCCTTCTCGTTGGACGTATCGGCCATCGCTGTGAGGTGGTCGAGGTAGATCAACTTGATCCCCTTGGAGACAACCATGTAGCGGATCTTCAGCTTCACTACGTCCCACTCGGTATCACCCCAGTTGTCGTAGAATGTGACCTTGCCCTTGAGTTTCTTCAGGGTTTCCCGAAGGTTGGCAATGTCCCAGCCAGCATCCGGTACGTGGTAGCGTTGACCATCCACCTTACCGGCTATCCTCTTGCCTACCTCAACAGGCTTGGCTTCAAGGAAGATCACACCGACTTTCTGCTTCAACTCCAGTACGTCATAGGCGATCTGCTGGGTGATTATGTCGGTCTTACCCACACCAGTACCGGCACCGAAGGCGTAGAGTTCCCCCCAACGGCGACCGTAGGTGTACTGAGTGAGGGTCGGAAGGAACCAAGGGAGACCCCATTCGATGGGCTTCTCGATTTCCTCAAGGATCTCGTCAATGTCCAAGATCCCATCGGGTCGATACTCCTTGGCGTTCCATAGGGCTTGGATGACTTCCTGCCCACGACCAGCCAACAGCATTTCGTTGGGGTCTTTGAGCGGGAGGGAGGCGATCTTGGCCTTACCCGGAGGCAGCAGCTCGGCTACCTTCTGGCTGGCTTCACGTCCGGGGTCATCCATATCGAACATGATGATGACTTCCTCGAAGGTCATTACCCATTCGAGATTGTCCTTGATGGCATTGGCTGCACCTTGGGCACCGTTGGGTACCGACACAACCGGCCACTTGTTACCCTGAAGTTGGCTGACTGTCATGCAGTCGATTTCACCTTCAGTGATGACCAGCTTCTTACCTCCAGATCCCCAGAGGTGTTGCCCGAAGAGTGTTGCTTTCTTGAAGTCTCCAGTTGTCCTGAAGTCCTTATTGGCGAAGCGCACCTTCTGGGCAATGATGGTGCCATCCTCATCATGGTATGACGCCACTTGGACCAGCTCGCCTTTGAATGAGCCGATGAAGTATCCGAACTTCTTGCAGGTCTCCTCTGTCAGCTTCCGTTTGGTTAACGCTCGGTATTCCCCGAAGGGCACCAGTGATTTGTCTTTAGCCACTTGCTTACCCTTTGGCTTGCTTGGCTCCCCCTCATCGTCCTCCTTGATGTTCACACCACAGGAGAAACAGCGCCCCCATCCTCGGTCGTTGATGGAGTAGGCATCGGAGGAGCCACATTCAGGACAGGGCAAGTGGGTCTGCACCCACTCGCTCATGCGTCTAGTCGCTGTTCAGCTTGTTCAAGGATGTGCCGGGGGTAGACCTTGACCTCGGTATCGACCGGGCCTTCCTTGGTCATGTAGACGCGGGATTGTGTGGCAACATGGATACCCACTTCTTCCAGCAGCTTCTTGGCCATGAAGGCCAGACGCATGGTGTAGCTGCGGTCGAAGTAGCGGTGGGTCAGAGCGCGATACTCATCAATGGTGACGAGGTTCAGTTCATCAGCCATCTCCTTGTTCTCAGCCTCCAGCTTCTGGTTCTGCTCGGCCAGTTCAGCAGCCAGACGCAGCGCCTCGGGGAAAGTCTGAGGAACCTGCATGGTCATCGACTGTTCAGGCTTGGTGATGGTCAGCTCTGCTTTCTTGTTGAGAATGTCGTCAATCACCATGTCACAGAACACAGCGAACTTCGGGTCAAGCCAACGGGCGAAGAACACGGCCAGCTTCGGGTGTCCCCAAGTTCCAACTTGCGGGAGGAGACCGGAGCCGCTTCTTGTTTCAATCAGCTCCTTGTCACTAATTTTTAGGGACAAGGCCAACGCCTCCATGTACTCCTTCGTTGAAGGCAAAGACTTGAAGTTGTCCAGTCGTTTACCAAAAGCCTTCGCTGCCTTGGTCATGTTGAAGTAGCCATCCTCACGGAAGGTGAAGGTCTGGCCGTTGTACTCGCGGTAGATCAGGTTGTTCATCAGTTAGTCTCCTCTTCGATCAGCTTGCGGAAGTTACTTGCGATGTTCCGAGCGGCCTGTGCCTCAGCGACCAGCTCCAAGTTCTGCTCCTGCAGTTGCTTGATGTAGCGGTCGTTGCTCTCAACGGTGGTGTCGTTCTTGGTAGCCAATGTTTCCAGCTTGGTGATGACCTTGTTGTGGGCCTTGAGGATCGCTTTCAGAGCGTTCATTGGCAGCTCCCTTATGCTGTCTTGCGGGTGTCTTCGATCAGGCGGTAACGGGCGTATCGCTGGCCGGTCAGTTTGTTGTGTTCCATGACTGCTTCGATCTGGTAGCCCATGTCCTTCAGGTCACAGATGCGGCGAGCCAGTGACATGACACCGAAGTCCATCAAGGCAGAACGCTGGGTGATGGTGTGTCCTTTGCGAAGGTGGTTCAGGATCAGCTCACACTGCGGCGAGAGTTTGCGGAGAGTATTCAGGGTCATATGATTTCCTCACGGTTGTTGTGGGTCTTAAAAGAGAAAACCCCCAGCCGAAGCCGAGGGTTTTGAGTTATCCAATACTGTTCACTAATTACTTGTTGAGGAGTGACACAGTGTTGAAGCGTTGGGATTCTGGGTACTTGGTGACTACCTCAGCCCACCAATCAGCCACCTCGAATGAGGGACAGGCTTTAGGTGAGGCTCCTGTCTTGGCGATCAGGTCTCGGTGTCCACCAATGGTGTGAACCTCAGGGAACTCCTCAAGCAAAGTCAGCACGACTTCCTCAAGGGACTTCCACTGGGCATCGGTGAAGTTGTCTTCTGGTTTGTTCTCTTCGTTGACACCTCCGACAACACAGACACCGATACTTCGTTTGTTCCAGCCGGGGCCGCAATCACCTACGTGGGCACCGGGTTTTGTCAGTGGGCGGCAGCGGTTGCCATTCGCTTGGCTTTCAATCTGCCCATCTCTTCGGATGACGTAGTGATAACCACAGCCCCACCAGCCTTTCGCTCGGTGCCATCGGTCAATATCAACAGCGCCTATGTCATGGTCAGGGGAAGTGGCAGAACAATGGATGATGATGTGGTCGATTTCTCTCATGGTTTAACTCGCGCTCCTTCAAGGGCAGCAAGTCGTTCCAGATCAACAGGCTCCTCCAGCCACTCTGTAGGTATCCACTTATCGGCGTACTTGAAGCCGTGTTTGGTACACCAATCGGCGTAGGTGGTCTTACTGTTCTTGGAAATCCTCGTCTTTGAACTGGAGAACACGAACCGAATGTCTAGGTCCGGGTACTGCTCCTTGATGATTAGATGTTTCTGCCGGTCTTCAGTAACGAACCGGCCTTTGGTTTCGATGATGATTCCGTTGGGAAGAATCCAGTCGGGTGTGTACTTGGCGTTCCGAGCTGGCTTGATGTAAGCGATCTTTTCAGTTTCGTAACCGGCCTTTACTCCAGCTTCCTCTAGCTGTCTGGCAATCTGCTCCTCAAGACCAGACCGGAACCCATGCACTAGGCCGGGATTCCGGGTCTGTCGTTTAGCCATTAGAAGTCGCCTGTGACCTCCTCTTCTGTGCTGTCATCTTCAGAAGCGAAGCCGTTGTCCATTGCTTCGTCTTCCTCCTCGTAGCCCTCCTCTTCACCGAAGCCGTAGGTATCAGCAGACGCTGCACCTCCCTGACGCAGTTCGATAATCTGGGCGGCTTTCAGGCGCAGGGTTACACCGGCACCAATCAACTTGGTGTAGAACGGGACTACCTCGAAGGACACCTTGATCTTGGAGCCACCCCAGATTTCATCACCCTCGAAGGGCTTGCCTTTGGCATCGAACAGGGCTGGCTTCTGGGTGAACGGCTTGCCATCGCGGGTAGTCCCGGTGGCATACAGTTTGAAGTTGACCAGCAGTTCCCCGGTGTCTTCGTCAAAGGTGTACGGGGCGTCAGCCTCTTTGATCTTGCCCTTGTTCTCCTGCTTGGCCTTCTCAACAGACTTCTCCAGCATCTCGTCAATGAACTCCTGCAGGGAGCCAAGAGATTTGCGCTTAACGTCATAGACTTCAGCGTCCGGGGCCAGCTTCAGCTTCACCTTGTACTCACCATCAGAGTTGTACTCGGTGTCCGGTTCGATCAGGTAGGGGTAGATGGCAATACCAGCTTCGGTTGTGAATCGCGGGTTACGTTGTTTCTTCTGTGACATAGATGTGTGAATCCTCACGGTTGTTGCGGGATATGATTGACAGGTGGATAGATCAGGACATGTACTGTTCTTCGAGGGCTTCAACGTCATAGCCCTCAGCCATCAGTTCCACGGCAAGATCCATCGGGATGGGTTCGCCTTCCTGCCAGATGAGGATGGCGGTCTCGATTGCGCTCATGTGTTTATCCAATACTGTTCACTAATCGGAATGACGCATCGGAGAACCCGGTGTGAGTTCTCCAATACTGTTCACTAATTACTTTCCACCCTGTCGTTATATGACTAGGTGGATACATTCAGGCAAAGAAATACCGTGACTCCAGAACTTGAGCCAAGTCCAAGGAGCCTTTCGGTGGTAGAGGGTCCAGCTCGGTGCCCTCCGGTAGCTGCAGCTCCAGATCCTCCTTGAATCGCTGCATGACATCCTCTTGGTACATCTCGATGAACTCTTCACGGAGGAACTGAGCGAGTGCCCAAGCGTTCCCTGCGTGTGTACCGTAACTGTCGTGGATCAGGGAGAAGGAACGGATACCCTCTGCCCAACAGCGGCGGACAGTAGCCCTCATGTGACTGGCGTCCATGCTGTGTACCCAGTTGGGACTGATACCGTTGGCCTGTTTGCTGTTGTCCAACTCTGCAGACACGTTGGTAGCCAAGGTCAGTCGGTGGTTCACCCCTCCGAAGGTCAGCTTGATACGCTTGGTGAGCATCTTCGGGTAAGCCTGAAGCACTACCAGACCATCAGGTGTTTCCCAACGTACCGGCAGACCCTCTTTGGATGCGGCCCGAGCTGCCTTCTGGAGCCAGTCCATAGCCTGACGAGCGGCAACCACTACCTCACCCACGCAGTCCCAGATCAGAGACCCCATGTATGAGGCAGCTTTCCAGCCGGTGCCCTCCCACGGGAAGTTCTCTTGACCCACCTCGAACTTGTAGGGCAGCACGGTATCCTCGAACACCTGAGTCTTGAAGCCGAATGCCTTGGCACCATAGGCCAGTGTCATCACCGGGCGTTTGCATACCTTGCGGTTCACCCCATGCTTCAGCCATCCCTGTGCCAGTGCAGCCTTCTCCTCGTCATCACCGGCAGCATCCTCCTCGACACGCAGCAGTACCCGGTCAGCCACCTTCTGGTAGATGTCAGCCGGGAGTTCTGTCGGGACAAGGTTCACTGCCTCTCCTCCGATGGGATCACGCAGCATGGCACTGAAGTTCTGCAGTCCGTTGCAGCTACCGTCCATCTGGATGGGCAGTGTTGAGATGTAGCCCCAGCCTTCACGCTTGAACTCTGTCCACTCAAAGCAGAACGCAAGGAACTGGAAGGGGCTATCGGCATCAGCCCACAGCTTCACGTTGTAGGGATCTTCGGCACAGGCGATGATCTGTTCTTCGTGCTCCTCTACCCAGCGAACACGGTCCTCAAGGGAAGCCTTGTCATATCCGAAACAGTTGCTCCCGTGGATAGCTAACCACGAACGAGCATCCTCATCGTTGATTGCAACCCCATTGGCAAAGGTCAGGAGACCCTTCGATACGTCACTACCTTGCGGGTTCAGGAACATGGGTACCGCATAGGCACGGCCCCGGAAGTCCAACTGGTGCGGGAAGTAGATTTCCTCCTCATGTTCAAACATTTCAGCCACCATCAGCACCTTGGCGAACTGCAGACGGAGTGACTTCAGCTTGGCGTTGGCTGCGTACACGTCAGTTGCTGCCCTCTTCCACTGCTTGAAAGCCTCCCGGTGTTCATCGGTCCACTCCTCAGAGGGAAGCCCAGTCTCAAGGAAGTGAGGCTTCGGTGGCAGCGGCAGGTCATCAGCAGAAGGGATGCCGCCAAGGGTAGACCCGTGGTTCCACAGGTTACGCAACACCTCAAGGACAGGCTGATTGATGCACCATGCCGTGTGCTGCATGATGTTCAGTGCATCGTACAGATCAGGCATCTCATGTTCGGCCAGCTCCTCAAGGTACTCCCGAGAGTATGTCTTGATGACATTCAGGCGGCGGACTCTCGGTGTCCAGTAGCCACCCTCAAAGGGTGAAGTCCAAGGCCGGGGTGGAATGATAGTCGGGAGGTAGACGGGAGCCAGTGCCTCGCAACGGTTGTTCTCCTCGTTGATCCACTCCATTGTCTCAGGTGTGGCCACAACGTAGGACTCGTAGCGTTTGGTTTCAACTGAGCGTGTCTCGATGGACACCAGCCCGGTAGTCTCCACCATGATGTCCAACAGCTTACCTCCAACGAGGGCTTGCTCCTGAATGGACCACTCCTTCCACTCAATCTCTCGGGACTTCATGTTGTGGTACATGGTGATGCGCTGGCGGCGGTACTCGGTGCCGTTCACAGACTTCTCACGCTTGACCAACCACTTGAACACCTGCGGGTCAGCCTTCTCGAACTGACGGAATGCCAGCTCGTCCTCGATCATCTGACCAATGCGGCGTGAGGTTGGGATGACAGCAGACTCCTTGGCGATACTGTCCAGAACCACTCGGGCTGTCACTGTAGCTGCAACTTCAGGTTCGATCTGCTTGAGGAACTTGACGGCGGTATGCTTCGGTCCTGCACGACCAGACCCAGCTTCATCAAGGAACTGCTGGACACCCACGGTGATCTTGGTGATGGCATGGTTCATCAACCGGCGAACGGATCGGACACTGGTTTCCTGTTCACGCTCTCTTGCATTGGCGACATTGGACCAGAAACGATCCACTCCCATGCCTCGCATCTTGTCTTCGAGTTCAGCCTGACGGGTGACTTTAAGATTCCATTCTTGGTTGTTATCAATCTCGTTGATGATTGAATCAGTGACACTGTAAGTCATCTCTTAGTCTCTCTTTGAGGTTGTCTTTAAGGTTGTCTTTTAGGTTGTCTTTAAGGGTGTCTTTGGTTGGTGTCTGGTCCGTCTGCTTCTCCAATACTGTTCACTAATCGAGAGGGGCCGATGGGCTTCTCTGATACTGTTCACTAATCGGAAACGCATGACAGGATGGATACCTGTAGACACAAAAAAACACCCCGATTCAGGGAGAATCAGGATGTGGTGCGCCACATTTGGAGGCTGGCGGATTTTACATGACAGGATGGATAGTTGCAACAACAAAAAAACCCCAGTGTTAACTGAGGTTTCTTGACTTTCTTGTGAAACTGATTCACGAATGGATAGTTGACACAGTACCACCTAAATCCAGCGTGTCTACCAATTCCACCACGTCCGCTAACTTTTCAGCCAGCGGCTGAAGCTTACAAGGTAATGGGGTGGACGATGGGGCTCGAACCCACGACCACCGGAATCACAATCCGGG